ATGGCACTGAATATTCCATTCAGAAATGCGTACTATCGTTTTGCATCCAGTTACTCATTTCTCTTTTTTATTTCCTGGTCGCTGTGGTGGTCGTTATACGCTATTTGGCTGAAAGGACATCTAGGATTAACAGGGACGGAATTAGGTACACTTTATTCGGTCAACCAGTTTACCAGCATTCTATTTATGATGTTCTACGGCATCGTTCAGGATAAACTCGGTCTGAAGAAACCGCTCATCTGGTGTATGAGTTTCATTCTGGTCTTGACCGGACCGTTTATGATTTACGTTTATGAACCGTTACTGCAAAGCAATTTTTCTGTAGGTCTAATTCTGGGGGCGCTCTTTTTTGGCCTGGGGTATCTGGCGGGATGCGGTTTGCTTGACAGCTTCACCGAAAAAATGGCGCGAAATTTTCATTTCGAATATGGAACAGCGCGCGCCTGGGGATCTTTTGGCTATGCTATTGGCGCGTTCTTTGCCGGTATATTTTTTAGTATCAGTCCCCATATCAACTTCTGGTTGGTCTCGCTATTTGGCGCTGTATTTATGATGATCAACATGCGTTTTAAAGATAAGGATCACCAGTGCATAGCGGCGGATGCGGGAGGGGTAAAAAAAGAGGATTTTATCGCAGTTTTCAAGGATCGAAACTTCTGGGTTTTTGTCATATTTATTGTGGGGACGTGGTCTTTCTATAACATTTTTGATCAACAACTCTTTCCTGTCTTTTATGCAGGTTTATTCGAATCACACGATGTAGGAACGCGCCTGTATGGTTATCTCAACTCATTCCAGGTGGTACTCGAAGCGCTGTGCATGGCGATTATTCCTTTCTTTGTGAATCGGGTAGGGCCAAAAAATGCATTACTTATCGGTGTTGTGATTATGGCGTTGCGTATCCTTTCCTGCGCGTTGTTCGTTAACCCCTGGATTATTTCATTAGTGAAGCTGTTACATGCCATTGAGGTTCCACTTTGTGTCATATCCGTCTTCAAATACAGCGTGGCAAACTTTGATAAGCGCCTGTCGTCGACGATCTTTCTGATTGGTTTTCAAATTGCCAGTTCGCTTGGGATTGTGCTGCTTTCAACGCCGACTGGGATACTCTTTGACCACGCAGGCTACCAGACAGTTTTCTTCGCAATTTCGGGTATTGTCTGCCTGATGTTGCTATTTGGCATTTTCTTCCTGAGTAAAAAACGCGAGCAAATAGTTATGGAAACGCCTATACCTTCAGCAATATAGACGTAAACTTTTTCCGGTTGTTGTCGATATCTCCATATCCCTCAACCGGAAAATAATAATACAAAAATGCTTAGCCCAACTAATAATCACCTAATCCAAACGCCTCATTCATGTTCTGGTACAGTCGCTCAAATGTACTCCGGATACGCGGTTCGCTGATTTCCAGGACATTGTCGTCATTCAGCGACCTGTCCCGAGTATCACGGGCCTGCGAATTCATCAAGGAATGCATTGCAGAGTGAAGTATCGAGTCACGCCATATTTCGCTATCAGGATTCTGTATGATGGTTACATCGCCCGGCCCAGGGCTGTTTAGTCATCAGCGCTTTCTGACAGTGCTGAGATTTCAACCTGTTGCAGTAAAAATGAGTAGATATAGGGCAAGTGTGCTGCCAAACCCATCTTTTACGGGGTGAAGGTAGATATTGTTAGAAGGGTATCTGGTGTCCCCTGCAGACATCTACTTGAAGCGGCAGGGGGTTGATTGGAATGGTGTTTTTTAGATGTGATAAATATTTTACCCGCTATTTTACCCATTGGCGCGGCTTAAGAGCTTATTTTTGAATTCACAATGGTCACGATATAACCATCTTGCTCGACCGTGGATAACTTTGGCTTTTGGCAGGTCGCCGGACTTAATCCGGTCATAGATGAAGGTTTTACCAAAGCCAGTATCGGCCATGATGAATTTCAAATCAACCAGTGAATCAGGCTGTAGTTCGTGTTGCATGAGTGCTATCTCCGAATAGGGAATCGAACCTGCAAATCAGGCAATAAAAAACCGCATTGATGCGGCGATGTTATGTCTGGATATATTGAGAAATGAACAGGCCTCATCGAGTGTGAGGCTGTGGTTAGTCATTGCGTAACTCGCTAATTCTTTTGTAAGTCTCTGGTGCTTTGTTTCCGTGTATCTTCATTTCTGACTTCAACAGAGCAACGAGGGAATCCCATTCGTTGAGGATGCCTTTGAATGCCGGAACGCGCTTTGCAACCTTGTCGAATGAATCTCTGATTTCTGGAATCTGCTCGACAAGCGCAACGCATCGTCGGAAATCGGCTGCGTCATGTGGAGCGCCGAAGTGATGACCATAGATATTCTTTTTCAGTCCACATGCGATTGAGGCAAGAGTTGCGCTACTGATGCCGACATCGCCAGTCGATTGCCATTTCAAAACCTTCATAGCCAAATCTGACATTTCTTGTCTCCAATAAAAAACCGCCATCAGGCGGCATGGTGTTCTTTCAGTTCTTCAATTCGAATATTGGTTACGTCTGCATGCGCTATCTGCGCCCATATCATCCAGTGGTCATAGCAGTCGTTGATGTTCTCTGCTTCGATAACTCTGTTGAATGGCTCTCCATTCCATTCACCTGTCACCCGGAAGTGCATTTATCATCTCCATAAAACAAAACTCGCCGTAGCGAGTTCAGATAAAAGAAATCCCCGCGAATGCGAGGATTGTTATTCAGTGCCGATATTCACCTTTATCGCGAACACCTTTACCGGTTTATCGCCGAAGTGGGGATGTGTGATTGTCTTGATTTCATATCCGTCATACGGAATATCAATTCTGCGGCTGGAATCGTCGCGCTTCGGATATCCCTTTGTGATAATCAGACGGTCATACTTTCGGAACATAATTCGCTTATTCCAATAGTCATTACACAGGCGATACTCTTCCGTTTTCTCTCCGCGAATCATGGCATCGAAGTATTCACCTTTAACGGCAAGTTGCAGGTTAGCCACGGTTAACCTCCTGCGGCGGCTCCGGTAGCGGCATCCAGTGAGTTATTTCATCGGCAAAGATATCTGAGTTAAGTTCCGTCCAACTATTCCAATACCCAGATTCATCCCACCATTTAACCTCGACATGCTCGCCGTCGGTCACTAACACATCAGCATACCCTTTCGGCATTCGCTCACTACAGCTTATCCAACTATCCGGAGTTACCGGAGAGTTGCCAGATAGCTCGTTCAACTTGTAAGTTTGGCTTACAGGTTCGGCACCATGAAGCATGGCGGCGCGGCAGGCATTCCAGCCTCTCACCTCTGCAATAGCGGCAACAGCATCGACCGCGTACATGCTAAGAGGGTTAGGCATTGTTTTTTCTTCAGGTACTACTGGCACTGGAGGGGCGGCATAAACAGGAATAACGTCCGCTTGCTCTTTATTGCTTTCATCCGTTAAAGCCCAGAATAATTTCCCGGCCGGATGTTTGAAAATATAAGCAACTGGATCTGCTTCCAGCGATGCCAGAGCAATTTCATAAGCACGGCGCTCAATATTGTCTCGAACGTCCAAGCTGCCTATGCGCTCTTTGATTTCTTTAATCAGTTCTTTGTCGGTAAAAGTGGTCATATCACTCTCCTTTGATGCGAATGCCAGCAAGCCAGTTTCTTATGCCGATATATTCAGCGTTCCTGAAACCGCTTTTTACATATATAAATGGCAAGCGAAGATTGTGACCATTGACTGCCAGGTAGTCTTTACAACCCTGTTCGGTGAAACAGCAGGTAACGAATTCATCAATATCTTTCACAGCAACGCGCCGCCATTTTTCTGGTGGCTCTCGAAAGTTTTCGTGAAGTAGTTCGAGACGACGACTTTGGCGTTTATTGGCTTCATTGCCATCTTCATCAACCCAGACAATCCGGTCATAGTCATAATCAGCATCAACAACGATTTCGCGCTTTTGATACACACAAAACATAGGGTCTGACGTTATTCGATTATCCTGTGTTCGAATATTTTCACCGATGATGCCAAACGAATCTGGTGCAGAGTTTGTCTGCAACTCTTCGATACGTTCAGCCATAGCAGCACACTCTTCAAAGTTGCTTAATTCTTTTCGCTCCCATTCGGCGCATTGTTTTTCCAGTTCTGCTATGCGCTTACTCCCATCCGAGATAACGCCCTCGTAATACTCACGCTGCTCGTTGAGTTTTGATTCAAGTTCACCGAACTTACGGACAAGATATTCAGCGTTTGTTTCGTTAACCTTTAAATCTCGTGGGAAGCATTTACCTTTCAGGAATCCATCCATCTCAATTAGTGACATTTGTTTCATTTCTTCCCACTCCGCAACATCGCATTCAGATATTTGTTTTGATTTACTGATGGAAAAGAATTTCTCTTAAGCAATTCCTCTCTCGATGGCATTGGCTTTACGCGTTGGCGAATAATCATTTCTGCCGGAAGAATGCCGGGATTGTATGCAAGTCCTCTCATGATTTACTCTCCATGAACTGGTCAACAGCCATGCTAAGTGATACACCTAACGTCTCGATATGCTGCTGAATATCCTGTAGCGTCTGCGCCTGAGATAACAGGATTTCACGGTTGCATAACTCTTTAACCAGATGCTCAAACTTGCTGTAATAACCGATACGACTGAGCGTTTCTTTCCCTGCATTCTCGCCTTCTTTGATAATTCCTCTTTCGCTAAGAATCAGGTCGTGTTTGGTTCCGGTAATAACGTATTTTCCGAGGTCGATGTTTAGCTTCATTGTTTTCATTGTTAATTCCTCAGTCATTACTGATAGCGCCATAGCGTGAGCGGTAATTACGCAGGCGCGGGTCAATTTCAGGGAAGTGGGTATATGTGGCTTTGTGGAATGGTCGGATTGATGTCTGGTAAATTCGCTCGCGTTCTTCTTTCTCTGCAAGCCATATACAATGGCGAAATTCCTTTTCCTCTTTCGTTTCCTGCGGTAGCGACATTATCCGATCGTAGTTTTTTCTGAATTTATCCAGCACCTCCGATACGGAATTGCCGGAACAGCGGCGCGGGTCATCCGCACCATACAGAGGCGCTGGCATGGTTTTCTCCTGTTGATTATTTAGCTAACTTTTTCCAGATCGCTGAAACGTATTTGGCTTGGTGAATGGCATCATCAAGCGCGTTGTGGCGAGTTCCTTTGAATGGCATATCTCGCTTAGGGTCGAATCCTATTACCTTTCCAAGCTCGACGATTGTTCTTACGTCGCGGTCATTCCACCACTGCCACGGAACTGGCCGCCCTGTCAGCGAATAACTGTTGCGGAGAATAACGCAGTCAAATGATGCTCCATTCCCCCAAACCTGAACGAATTTGTGGTTAGCGTTCTTTATGATGAATTCAGATAACCATGAAAGAGCCGTTGAAAGCTCTTGAGTGTTGCTGGTTAGCGATTTTCTGGCTTCTTCACTCTGTTCCATCCACCATAAAATCGTTGAAGCGTCAGGACGCGCCCGATATCGCATTGATGACTCAAGCGAGATATTTACCGAGAACTCTTCTCCTGTTTCTCCGGTATTCGGGTCAAAGAATACCGCCCCAATAGAAATAACTGGCGCGTATGGCCCGTTGCCCATTGTTTCAAGGTCAACCATTAAGTGATTCATGTAAGTCCTTAAATTGCGTGAATAGCGTGACGAGGGAAGGGGAGAGTTACTGGTGCAAAGGGTATATCGTCGTCAAAATCCATCGGAGGTTCGTTGTGTTGTGCTGGTGATGATTGCTGCTGTGGCTTCTGTGATTGCCTGCTGGCTGCTTGTTGTTTGCTGTCGCCAATGCCGCCAAGCATTTGCATCACGCCATTAATTCCGACATGAACCTCGGTTGTGTAACGGTCTTGCCCTGACTGGTCTTTCCACTTTCTGGTTCTCAGCATTCCCTCGAAATAAATCTGATCACCTTTTTTCACATACTGCCCCACGACCTCAGCCAGTTTCCCGGATACAGCAACACGATGCCATTCAGTCAATTCCTTTTGCTCGCCAGTATTTTTATCTCGCCATTGTTCTGACGTGGCTATTGTCAGGTTAGCGAACGCTGTTCCTGATGGTGAGTATCGAACTTCCGGGTCTTGTCCTACCCGACCAAGGATAATCACCTTATTTACGCCTCTGCTTGCCATTTATGCCGCCTGTTTTAGTTCGTTAACTCTGATGTTCATTACCTGAACGCATTTAGCCTGCGCATCCTCATTGCCAGCCATTAATTGCCAGTCATGCTGATAACGTTCTATGAGTTTTTTCTTGTCAGTTTCTGTTGATGCATAATCGCTGAAGTCTTTCAGGATTTGTTCGCAGTCAACCGATGGAGATTTCTGGTTGGTATTTTCTGGTGATGGTTTGTTATCTGATGCTGGGATTGCCCATCCCGGCAGCGATGGAGGGAGCCAGTAAAATCCTGTTCCATCTTTCAGTTTTGCCCTGTGCCATCCCTGCTTTTTATCGAGAGATGTTTGTGCGAAACCTTCCTCAAGGTTATACAGATACCGACCGATTCCCCATTGAACGGCAGCACGCTTCATTGCACCGGAACGACCACCTTTGACGGCTTCTACCTGCGTGTTTTCAGCAGCATCCCATTTGGTTACCCATTCGGAATCAATCTTTATCGATATGCCGCATTCAACGCCGCCGTTGTTGGGAATATCGCGGTATTCATTGCGCCATCCTGCTTTGCCGCAAACATCGTCCAGGCGCTTCATGATTGCCCGGTTCGTGACATAAGCCAGCACCATAGCCCACACTTTGCCATCGCGTGTTTTACCGCTTTGCTGTATTCGCCATTCGATATCTTCAGGGCTGAATGGCTCATCGAATTTATTCAAATCCATAATTCACCTCAGAATGGACATGGCCCAAGGAAATAACGCTGATTTAATACTTCAGTCTTTGCCGCATTTAAAAATACGCGAACACCTTCACGATCTCCCTTCTGGCGATACATTAACGCCTGCTGCGTGTACATGCGTCTCTGTAACTTGCTCTCCTTCACTGTGGTTGCAAGTGACATGAATATCTCCTTCGTTACCGATTAAATCTTTCATCTGACGAATGAATTCTTCGTCTGACCAGTTATCTGTAAAACTCATGGACGGCCTTGTTGTTTCAAAATATCCCAAAGCTTTTCGAGCAAACTTTTCATTCTTGGTTGTTTAAAGTCTGCTCCGGTTAAAATGTTTTTTCGTGAATGCTGTACCGATAAAATCGGGTTGAAAGGGCGAACCGATGCCGCCCCTGCAATAGCGAACTGTTGCATAGGATGCTCCTTCTGTTTGATTGCATAACGAAAACGCCTCGAGTGAAGCGTTATTGGTATGCATATAAAAAGGCCCTCACACTGGAGGGCAAAGAAGATTTCCAATAATCAGAACAAGTCGGCTCCTGTTTGGTTACGAGCGACATTGCTCCGTGTATTCACTCGTTGGAATGAATACACAGTGCTGTGTTTATTCTGTTGTTTATGCCAAAAATAAAGGCCGACTATGCGGCCATCACTTAAATTTCCTTCCATCCCCAATCAAGCGTTTCAAATGCTACATCACGCATGTTTTCGTCTTTTTCGTCCTGATCCATTTCATTCCACTCATTCTCGGATAAGCCAAGATCATCGAGTGTTACAACTGTCTTTTTGCAAGAATGAATGTTTGCGCCGGAATCCAACCAAATTTCAAATTTACGTTCCATATATCACCTCAAATAAGTGGTTTGCTGCCTAATTTCATTTTCTGGCGACCAACACATGTCACACCCATTTCACTGCGCGGCTTGCTGTACCATGTGCGCTGATTCTTGCGCTCAATACGTTGCAGGTTGCTTTCAATCTGTTCGTGGTATTCAGCCAGCACTGTAAGGTCTATCGGATTCAGTGCGCTTTCTACTCGTGATTTCGGTTTGCGATTCAGCGAGAGAATAGGGCGGTTAACTGGTTTTGCGCTTACCCCAACCAACAGGGGATTTGCTGCTTTCCATTGAGCCTGTTTCTCTGCGCGACGTTCGCGTTGCGTATTTTCATGAAAGGAGATCACTCAATAACTTCCATCGAGATCGGGTAATAACATTTGAACAGATCGCTGAATAACATCGATGGAGATCACTTTTGACTCATTTTGTTATTCAGTGATCTCCATCAATGTTATTGGAACTTCACAGGTGTGTTGATCTGTATCTTTTGCCATTCCGGTAAAGGATACCTATGCCAACAGTTCCAATTTCTATGAGAAAACTTAAAGAAATTCTTAGGCTTAAATACGGTGTTGGACTCAGCCATCGACAAATTGGTCGTAGTCTTGCAATCTCCCCTTCCGTTGTATCCAGATATGCTAATCGGGCGGCTCAACTTGGCATAAAGCAGTGGCCCTTACCTACAGGATGGGATGATACAAAACTAAAACATGCGTTCCTTCAGACCCAGGTTAAGATGAAGAAGCACTCTCTGCCTGACTGGGCTACAGTACACCGGGAACTGCGTAATAAATGCGTGACGCTGCAGCTACTCTGGGAAGAATACTGTGAGCGTAATCCAGGCGGTTTTTACAGCTATAACCATTACTGCCGGATGTACCGTGAATGGCTCAAAACCACTTCACCATCAATGCGTCAGGTACATAAAGCTGGCGAAAAACTTTTCGTTGATTACTGTGGACCTACCGTTGGCGTTACCGACCCTGAGACCGGAGAAATAAGAACTGCTCAGGTCATCGTAGCTGTTCTCGGGGCATCAAGTTACACATGGGCAGAGGCCACCTGGTCTCAGCAGCTTGAAGACTGGGTGATGAGTCATGTTCGCTGCTTCCAGTGGTTGGGTGGCGTTCCTGAACTTGTTGTTCCGGACAATCTGAAAAGCGCCACATCCAGGGCATGTAAGTATGATCCTGACGTTAACCCTACCTACCAGCAGATGCTTGAGCATTATAATGTCGCAGTTTTGCCTGCGCGGCCACGTAAACCGAAAGATAAAGCCAAAGCTGAAGTTGGCGTTCAGGTTGTTGAACGCTGGATCATGGCCCGAATCAGGCATGAGATCTTCTACAGCCTTGCATCGCTTAATCAGCGCATTCGGGAGTTGCTGGAAAGACTGAATAACAAAATAATGCAGAAGTTGGGTTATTCACGTGCAGAACTCTTCATCCAGCTTGATAAACCCGCACTGAAGCCTCTTCCTGAAGCCAGTTACAGTTACACCCTGGTGAAGAAAGTCAGAGTTCATGCCGATTACCACGTGGAAATCGACAAACATTACTACTCGGTTCCATGTTCGCTGTTAGGCCAGCAACTGGAAGCATGGATCTCCGGAGAACTGGTAAGACTCTTCAATCAGGGGCAGGAGGTTGCTGTGCACCCGCGCAAGCGTACTTATGGCTACAGTACCCGCAACGAGCACATGCCTGAAGCTCATCGACAGCATGCCACCTGGACGCCAGAGCGTCTTCTGGAATGGGCGGGGCACATAGGCAGTGAAACTCATAGTTATGTGCTTCATATACTGAACTCTCGTCCACATCCGGAACAAAGCTATCGCTTCTGCCTTGGACTCCTGAACCTTCATAAAAAATACAGTAAAGCCAGACTTAATGCAGCATGTGCAAGAGCTCTGAAAACAAAGGTATGGCGTCTGTCAGGTATTAAATCGATCCTGGAAAAAGGTCTGGATAAACAACCTGTTCAGGATCCAAAACCAGATCTGTTATCCACGATGGAACACGAAAACGTACGCGGCAGTGAGTATTACCACTGATACGGGATCCAATGATGAATCATCTTTACGAACAACTGACCGCACTTAAACTCACCGGCTTCCGTGATGCGCTTAAAAAGCAACTTGCTCAACCGGGCACATACCAGGAGCTGGGCTTCGAAGAACGCCTGTCATTACTGACAGCAGAAGAACTAACCTGCCGTGAAAACAGGAAGGCAGAGCGTCTGATCAAACATGCACGGTTCAGACTTAATGCTGAGTTATCAAAGCTGGATTATCGTAACAATAGAGGGCTGGACAGGGCCCTCATCCGTTCACTCAGTCAGGGAAACTGGTTAACCCTGAAACAAAATATTTTACTGACCGGGGCCACCGGCAGCGGTAAAACGTTCCTGGCATGTGCACTTGGTCATAATGCCTGCCGACAGGGATACAAGGTCTACTATTATCGCCTTAAAGCGCTGATGGAACAGTGCTATCAGGGGCATGCTGATGGAAGATACAGCAAACTTTTGACCAGGCTGAATAATAGCGATCTGCTGCTTCTGGATGACTGGGGGCTGGAACCTCTCTCATCAGAACAGCGTAGCGACCTGCTGGAAATAGTGGATCTGATGTACCAACGAGGCTCAATCATCGTAGTGAGCCAGTTGCCGGTGGAAAACTGGTACAAAATGATCGGAGACTCCACACATGCGGATGCCATCCTAGATCGACTGGTTCATGGCAGTATCAAGATCGAACTTAAAGGAGAATCAATGCGGAAAATACAATCTCCGTTGACCGAAGGAGATCAGTGAAGGTAATTTAAAAACGGTTCTGTGAAAGTGACACGAACCGATCTCCATCGATGTTACTCACCGATCTCCTTCACGGTAATACGCACGCGGCGGCGTGTTTGAGAGTCCATATATCATCCTCAGATAAATGGCCCCTCAGCGGGGCCGACAGTTATTGGCAGGTTGCGTACTTGCTGATGCAGGAGAAGATTTCCACGATTCGCGTCATTGTTGTTTCAGGACGCTTTGCTTCATCACGCATTGACTTCAACCAAGCCATAAAGTGTTCGTTATGTTTCATGTTCATCTCCTGTCAGTTAGCTTTGGTGGTGTGGTGGCTGGAGTCGAACCAGCTTCCATCGGTGCGCTGCCGATTGGGTTACGCGCATCCTGCGGTTAGTTGTCTAGAATCTTCACCGCAAAACTATTCCCTAGCTCGCCGTTGAGCTTCACCACACCCCAAAGCCTTCTGCTTTGAATGCTGCCCTTCTTCAGGGCTTAATTTTTAAGAGCCTCACCTTCATGGTGGTCAGTGCGTCCTGCTGATGGCTTAAAATTACAAGAAAGATTGTATGTTGTAAACAAGAAATATTGTAAAAAGGGGCGTGAAAAACAAACTCCATTGTTTTTAAATGAAAAATAGTTTGTTTTTGGTTATCGAGATTGAGGTGGGGATTACTGGTTGCAGGTTCCGACTACATCACCAACAAATGATTTGGTTGATGTAAGTTGTTGCATACCTGGGATATTCATTACTTTGGAGTAAAGAGCTTTTTTGTCTGTAGTGATTGACCAAGTTTCAACGGTTATTCCTCCTCCAGACTGGTATTCTCCTACCATAGTGTTCGATGACAAAGCAGTGTATTTCATCTCTGGATAGACGCCAGAGACTGATTCATAAACTGATGATTTATCGCCATTTATTGTTACGTGAAAAACGGAATCTTCCGTGCTGTCTTTTGTAAACCCGTAACGATCGCCATTCATTGCCCCGTACCCGTGCAGGTTTGTGACAATCCAGCATTCAGAATTGGCGCTGGTAGTTAAGAGTATTGAGAGTAGCGCCGCAATCCTGATCATACGAATTTTACCCTCGCTTCCACGACAACACCGATAATCTTGCAGTTCCCGTTGATAGGAGTCATAGGCCATGAAGGATTCAGGCCTTTCAGGTACTTCTGACCGCCATCTATAACCAGTTTCTTGAATGTTGCTTCGTTCGCGTCAGTCAGTTTGGCTACAACAAGGCTTCCATTCACTGGCTCGCGTCCAGTATCTACTAACACCATATGACCTTCAGGGATGCTTTGACCTACAGGTGAGGTCATGGAATCACCTTCAACCCTCAGCCAGAATCCATCGCCTAATAAGTTAACGTCACTGTCATACCATTCATCAATGTCCTTGATATCGTAGGGTTCACAAGCTTCACACCACGAACCAGCTCTAACCATGCTAATCAATGGATATTTCCCTTTGGGCTCAACGTGCCCAACAAATCTAACATTCGAATCAGAGGTGCCATTGAGCAGCCAGTCAACACTTACGCCAAGAGCTGACGCAAGTTCTGGTAAAAAGCGTGGTCGCTTAGTTTTACCGTTTTCGAGCTGCTCTATAGACTGCTGGGTAGTCCCCACCTTTTGAGCAAGTTCAGCTTGGTTAAGTCCAAGCTGAATTCTTTTGCTTTTTACCCTGGAAGAAATACTCATAAGCCACCTCTGTTATTTACCTCCAATCTTCACAAGAAAAACTGTATTTGACAAACAAGATACATTGTATGAAAATACAAGAAAGTTTGTTGATGGAGGCGATATGCAAACTCTTTCTGAACGCCTCAAGAAGAGGCGAATTGCGTTAAAAATGACGCAAACCGAACTGGCAACCAAAGCCGGTGTTAAACAGCAATCAATTCAACTGATTGAAGCTGGAGTAACCAAGCGACCGCGCTTCTTGTTTGAGATTGCTATGGCGCTTAACTGTGATCCGGTTTGGTTACAGTACGGAACTAAACGCGGTAAAGCCGCTTAAGACATTCCCGCTCTTACACATCCCAGCCCTGAAAAAGGGCATCAAATTAAACCACACCTATGGTGTATGCATTTATTTGCATACATTCAATCAATTGTTATCTAAGGAAATACTTACATATGCAACTTACAAGTACTCGCAAGAAAGCGAATGCAATTACAAGCAACATCCTGAATCGAATTGCTGTACGTGGCCAGCGAAAGGTTGCCGACGCGTTAGGGATTAATGAATCGCAAATTTCGCGATGGAAAGACAGCTTTATCCCAAAGATGGCCATGCTTCTGGCTGTGCTGGAGTGGGGTGTTGAAGACGAGGAATTAGCGGAGCTGGCAAAGAAAGTAGCCATGGTGCTGACAAAAGAAAAGCCTCAAGACTGCGGCAACAGTTTTGAGGCCTGATGTAGAAAGACTGGATCAATCCACAGGAGTAATTATGACAAAACGTCGTAAGAAATACCAGGAAAAAGAAGAGATTCGACACCCTGATTCACCTGAGGGATTAGTGGTAGCCGCAGCAAATAACAGGGCGTTCGCAGAGCGCCTTGTTGGTATTTACAGACTAGCCAAAGCAGGAGTGAAACATGGGCGTCGTTAAGTTAGCTGATTACAGGCATAACCCTGTACAACATCAGGAGGCATCCAGTATGGGGTATGTCTCTATACACCGCCAGTTTATGGACAGCAGGCTCTATAAGGACTCTCAGGCAGTACATCTTTGGCTTCACTTAATCCTCAAGGCTAATCACGAATCTACTGTCGTCAATACGGATATCGGTCCGATAACTGTTGATCGCGGTCAGATGATAACTGGACGCCCGTCGCTGGTCAGAGAAACATTCATCCCAGACAACAAAGTTCGGAGCTTATTACGGACTTTTGAGTCGAAAGGGATGCTTAATATTTGCGCGATGGGGAAGAAATTTAGCCTGTTTACAATCGTTAAATATGACGATTTTCAGTCAAAAAATTGTCCAACGGTTGTCCAACGGTTGTCCAACGCAAACACCAGTAATGGCGCGGCTCTCAGCGGAGATTGTCCAACGGTTGTCCAACAGTTGTCCATAAACAATAATATAAATAATATCTCTAATACTGACGTATTAGAGAGTGCTACAGCAGACAAAAAGTCTGACAAGAAAAAACCTTCCGTCAGCTGTCAGGATGTTGTCGATGCTTACCACGAAATCCTTCCTGAAGCGCCAAGAATCCGCGCACTGAATGACAAGCGTAAAAACCAGATCCGAACGTTCTGGCGCAAAGCCGGAGTGATAACCCGCCAGCTTGACGGGCATGGTTTCACGATGCAGGACTGGAGAAATTATTTGAGCTACGTAGGCGAAAATTGCCGATGGATGTTCGAAGAGCGCCCAAACCATCAGCGCGGAACCGTCTGGCACAAAAAGGGATTTGATTTCCTGCTTAACGATAATACCTACCTGAAAGTTCGTGAGGGTGAACACGATGACCGATAATTTTTATGCGCCGCCCCATAGCATCGAGGCAGAGCAGGCGGTGATTGGTGGATTGCTTCTGGATGATGACAGCAGTGAGCGCGTCCAGAAGGTTCTGGCGATGCTGAAGCCTGACTCATTTTACAGCCGGCCACACAAAATCCTTTTCGAAGAAATAACCAGAATGCACCGTGAGCAAAAGCCAGTAGATGGCCTGACGCTTTTCGATGAACTGGAGCGTAAATCGTTAACGGCGTCTGTTGGCGGTTTTGCTTATATCGCTGAGATCGCAAAGAACACGCCAAGCGCAGCAAACATCGTTGCCTATGCAATGCAGGTTCGTGAAACCGCAATGGAACGCTACGCCATCAACCGAATGACTGAAGCGACGGAATTGCTCTATTCCCGCAACGGAATGACTGCAACGCAGAAGTACGAAGCTATTCAGGCGATTTTCACGCAACTGACAGACCATGCAAAAACCGGATCGCGTCGCGGCCTTCGCTCATTTGGTGAGGTCATGGAAGACTGGGTTAGCGACCTTGAGAAGCGATTTGACCCGTCAGGCGAACAACGAGGAATGAGCACAGGGATCCCATCGCTGGACAGGATGCTGTCACCGAAAGGTCTGGTGAAAGGCTCTCTGTTTGTCATTGGCGCTCGCCCTAAGATGGGGAAAACGACGCTATACAGCCAGATGGCAATCAACTGCGCAGTGCATGAGAAAAAGCCCGCTCTGATGTTCAGCCTTGAAATGCCAGGTGATCAGATACTGGAAAAACTGGTAGGGCAGAAGTCTGGTGTTAACCCGAATATTTTTTACCTTCCGGCGACAAATGACGCTGATGACGGCTATCAGGGTGATTACGATGGTGACTTCAACAGGGCGATCGAAACAGCCAATCGCTTGAGTGAAATCGACCTGCTTTACATCGACGACACGCCGGGATTATCTCTGGCTCAAATCGTCAGCGAAAGCCGTCGAATCAAGCGAGAAAAAGGATGTGTTGGGATGATTCTGGTCGATTACCTGACACTAATGACCGCTGAGAAAGCCGATCGTAACGACCTTGCTTACGGCATGATCACCAAAGGACTGAAGAACCTTGCCAAAGAGCTTGATTGCGTTGTTGTGCTTCTGACGCAGCTTAACCGCGCACTGGAAAGCCGAACCAATAAACGCCCATTACCAAGTGACTCACGAGATACAGGGCAGATTGAACAGGATTGCGATTATTGGGTGGGGATCCATCGTGAAGGTGCTTTTGATGACAGTGTTCCACCTGGTGAAACCGAACTAATCCTTCGTCTCAATCGTCATGGCAATACCGGCACGGTGTATTGCATTCAGGCAAATGGCGCTATTTATGACACAGACCAACAGTCTGCTGAAATGCGCCGACGTGAACGCGAGGAACCGCAGTCCAAGAAGAAAGGAGGATTCTGATGACCATCTACATCACTGAGCTAATAACAGGCCTGCTGGTAATCGCAGGCCTTTTTATTTGGGGGAGAGGGAAGTCATGAATCTTGACGAGCAAGATGCACAAACTATTAGCTCATACATAAGGGCATCAAGACCAGATTACAAAGGTCCGGTATTCGTAGATTTATCTCGCCTTGAAGAGATTTACATGTGGGAAGCAAGGCTACTTACGCATCTTTTTATTCGCAAGATGACTATCAACATTACAAAACCAATGTAACTGAAGAGGTGAATATGAGCACACTCGCAGACCTTATTCATGCCGATATGTCGGAAGATGGAGCAAGGCGTAATAGGTACTGGAAATCATCAAGCCTTCCAGCTTGTGAAAGATTCAACCACAGGCCAAAACCAAAACGTAGCCGACGAGACAAGGTGTTGAAAAAACTCATGCAAATAAACATGGCTGGTTTTGTCAGATTCGTGAGTGAAGCGACTAACGGGGATTGATATGGACGAATCAAGAAAGCAGTTTGAAGAAAGTTGGTTGCGACGTGGAGGCGAATCATCAGACCTTATCCGTTACCCTGAAAATCACCATGAAATTGGCAGTGGTGATATTGGTGGTCAATACGTGATGGACGATGTTCAAGGCCACTGGCAAACGTGGCAGGCATCGCGAGCAGCTATTGAAATTGAGTTGCCTGTATGGTTTGTCAGTGATGCTATTGCTGTGTACGACCGTGACGATATCGATGAATCCATCCGCGCCGCTGGAATCAAAGTGAAGGAGTGAGCATGAGTCGACGAAGTAGCTTTTTGGGGTTTGTAATATTCCTGTCCTGCACTGGTTACATCGTAATCTGGTCAATTTCGAACATTGACCGTGGCGGGGAATATCTCATTGTAATGTTCTTTCCTTTGTTTCTTGGGTGGTACGCCGCAAGGTTGCTGGAAGAATGGGGTTACAGGAATAAAAAATAAAGGAGTATTCAGTGAAGCAAACAATCTTCCTCCGAACTAAGCAACAACAGCAAGCCGCAATAAATGCCATCCTCGCAACACCACTCGATAAAGACAAGCCAGTCACCATCCGCATTACTGACTACAAGCGCAACCTTGACCAGAACGCAAAATTTCACGCGATGGTCGCAGATATCGCTAGGCAAGTTCAGTGGCGCGATAAATGGTTAAAACCAGAACAATGGAAGGTTTTGTTGATCAGCGGTCATGCAGTGGCAACAAAACAGGAAGCTGATGTTTTGCCCGGGCTTGAAGGCGAATACGTCAACATTCGCGAAAGCAGCGCGCAGATGAGTGTGAAGCGTATGGCAAGTCTGATCGAGTACACAACAGCATGGGCTATTGGTCAGGGTGTCAGATTTACCGACAGGAGGTACGAATGAGGCGACAGCGACGAAGTATCACCGACATCATCTGCGAAAACTGCAAATACCTTCCAACGAAACGCTCCAGAAATAAACGCAAGCCAATCCCAAAAGAATCTGACGTAAAAACCTTCAACTACACGGCTCACCTGTGGGATATCCGGTGGCTAAGACATCGTGCGAGGAAATGACAATGGATTATTCACAGTTAAGTGATTTTGAAATTAACGTGGCGGTATTCGAAGCCATTCATAACGGATCACCGGATTACAAAGAAGGTGAGAATGGCGATATGGTGTTTGTCTCATTTGAGGGAGACATTGTAAACGGAGACGCAGTTGAAGTAGAAGTTGAGCGCGGATCCTTTAACCCATGCGCAAACCCAGCAGACGCATGGCCGATTATTGAAAAATACAGGATTAGCATTATCAATCTCGATGAAGACGAGTGGGGTGCACGCGGTGTGGCCTACTGTAAATCTAAGCGAGCTATACATGAAAATCCCCTCCGCGCCGCCATGATTGTCTTTCTCATGATGCAGAGAATCCAATAATGCTTAGCCCATCCCAATCCCTTCAATACCAGAAAGAAAGCGTCGAGCGGGCTTTAACGTGCGCTAACTGCGGTCAGAAGCTGCATGTGCTGGAAGTTCACGTGTGCTCCGATTGCTGCGCAGAACTGATGAGCGATCCGAATAGCTCAATGTACGAGGAAGAAGACGATGGCTAAACCAGCGCGAAGACGATGTAAAAACGATGAATGTCGGGAATGGTTTCACCCTGCATTCGCTAATCAGTGGTGGTGCTCTCCAGAGTGTGGAACCAAGATAGCACTCGAACGACGAAGTAAAGAACGCGAAAAAGCGGAAAAAGCAGCAGAGAAGAAACGACGACGAGAGGATCAGAAACAGAAAGATAAACTTAAGATTCGAAAACTCTCCTTAAAGCCCCGCAGTTACTGGATTAAACAAGCCCAACAAGCCGTAAACGCCTTCATCAGAGAAAGAGACCGCGACTTACCATGTATCTCGTGCGGAACGCTCACGTCTGCTCAGTGGGATGCTGGACATTACCGGACAACTGCTGCAGCACCTCAACTCCGATTTGATGAACGCAATATTCACAAGCAATGCGTGGTGTGCAACCAGCACAAAAGCGGAAATCTCGTTCCGTATCGCGTCGAACTGATTAATCGCATCGGGCAGGAAGCAGTAGACGAAATCGAATCAAACCATAACCGCCATCGCTGGACTGTCGAAGAGTGCAAGGCGATCAAGGCAGAGTACCAACAGAAACTCAAAGACCTGCGAAATAGCAGAAGTGAGGCCGCATGACGTTCTCAGTAAAAACCATTCCAGACATGCTCGTTGAAGCATACGGAAACCAGACAGAAGTAGCACGCAGACTGAAATGTAGTCGCGGTACGGTCAGAAAATACGTTGATGATAAAGACGGGAAAATGCACGCCATCGTCAACGACGTTCTCATGGTTCATCGCGGATGGAGTGAAAGAGATGCGCTATTACGAAAGAATTGATGGCAGCAAATACCGAAATATTTGGGTAGTTGGCGATCTGCACGGATGCTACACGAACCTGATGAAAAAACTGGAGACGATAGGATTCGACACCAAAAAAGACCTGCTTATCTCGGTTGGCGATTTGGTTGATCGCGGTACAGAGAACGTCGAATGCCTGGAATTAATCACATTCCCCTGGTTCAGAGCTGTACGTGGAAACCATGAGCAAATGATGATTGATGGCTTATCAGAGCGTGGAAACGTCAATCACTGGCTGCTTAATGGCGGTGGCTGGTTCTTTAATCTCGATTACGACAAAGAAATTCTGGCTAAAGCTCTTGCCCATAAAGCAGGTGAACTTCCGTTAATCATCGAACTGGTGAGCAAAGGTAAAAAATATGTCATCTGCCACGCCGATTATCCTTGTGATAAATACGAGTTTGGAAAGCCAGTTGATCATCAGCAGGTAATCTGGAACCGCGAACGAATCAGCAACTCACAAGACGGGATCGTGAAAGAAATCAAAGGCGCGGACACGTTCATCTTTGGTCATACGCCAGCAGTGAAACCACTCAAGTTTTCCAACCAGATGTATATCGATACCGGCGCAGTGTTCTGCGGAAATCTCACATTGATTCAGGTACAGGGAGAAGGCGCGTGGGCATAAGAGAACTAAACCTCACCAAAGAACAGCACGATTGGCTGAATGGATGGCTTGAACTGTGGGGCGCATGGGTTTATTCAGGTCGTCTGGAAAAGCGCATGAGCAGCGTAATAGCGAAGTTCATGGAGAGCGTAGAGCCGGGAAGAATTATGACAAGGCCAATGTGTAATGATGATGATGGAATGTTGATTTCTCAGGTCGTCGATTCCGTCATGTACATTGACAAGAAAGCCTTTGGCATCCTCCTCAGCTACTACGCTCATGGTTCATCTAAGAGAGCAATTGCATCCTACTATCACGCGACTGCAAAGCCACGCAAGATGTGTGGACGCGGTGGCGAGGGATGGAGAAAACCTTCACTGGCAACCTGTAGAAACGAAATTGACGATATCCTGAAAGCGTCATTATTTGTTTTGTACCAACCAATGCAAAATGCTTTCAAAATGCGTAAACGTGTTGAGAAAGTTAAGCATGTTGCTGTTAAAAGCCTTGACATGCAATTAGCCATTTAGCCATAATTAGAGGGTAAGCTGCCGTTAGTGACTCTTAAGTTGCAACGGTGGCTTTTTTGTTTGCACAACAGGTAAGAGCATTGAACCCGCAGACCTCGCGGAATTGGTGAAAGGTGCCGCGCAGTGCTCTTATCGTTGTGGTGAATACGCAGGCTGATGCGTTAATCAGGTGAACGAGACACCCGCCGGTCCGTGATATGGCACACCGTGCCGGTCATATCTGCCGCGGTTAGGTTTACGAGGATTTCGTAAAGCTGGTCTAGGGTGAAGCCGTGAAAGCGGAGGAAGTAAAACGAGGCGTCGGTACACGCCTATCGTCATTAAGTCGGAGTTCAGCACCGACCGCCACAACCCAACCTGAGCCGTAGCCACTGGCTATCCTGAATTCATCAGTGATAGTTATGCTGCGTCTTTCTACACATGACCTTCGTGAAAGCGGTGGCAGGAGGTTGCGCTAACAACCTCATGCCGTTTTGCCCGTGCATATCGGTCACGAACAAATCTGATTACTAAACACAGTAGCCTGGATTTGTTCTATCAGTAATCGACCTTATTCCTAATTAAATAGAGCAAATCCCCTTATTGGGGGTAAGACATGAAGATGCCAGAAAAACATGACCTGTTAGCCGCCATTCTCGCGGCAAAGGAACAAGGCATCGGGGCAATCCTTGCGTTTGCAATGGCGTACCTTCGCGGCAGATATAATGGCGGTGCGTTTACAAAAACAGTAATCGACGCAACGATGTGCGCCATTATCGCCTGGTTCATTCGTGACCTTCTCGACTTCGCCGGACTAAGTAGCAATCTCGCTTATATAACGAGCGTGTTCATTGGCTACATCGGTACTGACTCGATTGGTTCGCTTATCAAACGCTTCGCTGCTAAAAAAGCCGGAGTAGAAGATGGTGGAAATCAATAATCAACGTAAGGCGTACCTCGATATGCTGGCGTGGTCAGAGGGAACTGATAACGGACGTCAGAAAACCAGAAATCATGGTTATGACGTCATTGTTGGCGGAGAGCTATTCACTGATTACTCAGATCACCCTCGCAAACTTGTCACGCTAAACCCCAAACTCAAATCAACAGCTGCCGGACGTTACCAGCTTCTTTCCCGTTGGTGGGACGCCTACCGTAAGCAGCTTGGCCTGAAAGACTTCTCTCCTAAAAGCCAGGATGCTGTTGCATTGCAGCAGATTAAGGAGCGTGGCGCTTTGCCGATGATTGATCGCGGTGATATCCGTCAGGCAATCGACCGTTGCAGCAATATCTGGGCTTCACTGCCGGGCGCTGGTTATGGTCAGTTCGAGCATAAGGCTGACAACCTGATTGCAAAATTCAAAGAAGCAGGCGGAACGGTCAGAGAGATTGAGGTATGAGCAGAGTCACCGCGATTATCTCCGCTCTGGTTATCTGCATCATCGTCTGCCTGTCATGGGCTGTTAATCATTACCGTGATAATGCAATCGCCTACAAAGAGCAGCGCGATAAGGCCACATCCACAATCGCTGACATGCAGAAGCGTCAACGTGATGTAGCAGAACTTGACGCCAGATACACAAAGGAGCTTGCTGATGCTAACGCGACTATCGAAAGCCTCCGTGCTGATGTTTCTGCTGGGCGTAAGCGCCTGCAAGTCGCCGCCACCTGTGCAAAGTCAACGACCGGAGCCAGCAGCATGGGCGATGGAGAAAGCCCAAGACTTACAGCAGATGCTGAACTCAATTATTACCGTCTCAGAAGTGGAATCGACAGGATAACCGCGCAGGTTAACTACCTGCAGGAATACATCAGGACGCAATGCCTTCGATGATAGCGATAATTTTACTCATCATCCTTCACATCTGGCTCTGTAGACAGGGTGATGATCACTTCTGGAGTGAATCCAGATTAAACATCTCATTGCTGATGCTTGATATTGAGCATCTGGCGCGCGGTAAGGGGCTGCGTTGAGATAAGAGCCAGTCATTACAAATACCAGGATTTAGCCTCGCATTTGCGGGGCTTTTTTACATCTGCAGTAAACCGCGCATCGCAGCGCGTAACAATCCCGAGTCTTTTAGAAAGCTGAGCCTGAGAATTGCCGTATATGGTGGCGACCATCTCGGGGACGGCTTTTCTGTGCGAACAGGCTCATCTTTCTAAAAGGTAAAGACGCAATGAACTACCCAACCGTTGTTAACGATATAGATTTCAGAGACCTAATTTTTGTAGCAAACAACGATCCGGTTACAGATTCTTTTATGGTGGCAAAAGCATTTGGAAAGCTGCCGAAGAACGTAGTCCGTGACATTGAGCGAACCATAGAAGCTTGCCCTCCTGAGTTTGATACAAAGCTCAACTTTGAGCTTTGCTATAAAAACAATGAGTTACAGAATGGTAAGCCGCAAAAATTCTACCGTCTCCGCAAGGATGGGTTGATGCTTTTGGTTATGTCCTACACCAAAAAAGAAGCAATGCGTATCAAAATTGCTTACATCAACGCATTTAACTGGATGTACGCCATGCTTCAGGTTGGTCATCTTCAATTTGAAGAAGAGAGAAATGCCGTAATGCTGGAGTACATGAAAGAGAAGGATGTTGCCAGCATGTCAGGTCGCCTGCTAAATCGCTGGGGAAAATTAAGAAGCCTCAGCTACTGGCGAGAATTGAACGCCTTGAACAGCACGGGCAAACCGTAATCCCCGGACTCACTAATTAACGGCAGTACAGCGAAACAACCCAAGCCAGTAAGTGGGGAAATAACACTGGCAGCCACTGAAAGATGAACCTCCTGCCTTATGGCAAAAAAAGATTCTTTGTGGTGGCGGACTGATGGAAAGACATCCTAATCAAGCAACCACTCCACAGGGTCATAATTATGAACGACCAGCAAATCGAAAAAGAAATCGTTGAGAAAGGCAAAACCGCTCCGAGAATCACTCCGCAGCACATCGAAGACGTGATTAAAAGCGAGCATTACTTTACTGCTTATGATGGACGTAATGGTGCCATTTCCAGCAACGAATATTGTGGCAGGGAAAAACCAGAAGAAGGCGATCGTGATTTATCACCATTGAAGTTGCTCACTTTCTGCGTACTGGTGCTGAAGAATGGCTTCACCGTCACCGGAGAGAGTGCCTGTGCAAGTCCGGAAAATTTTGATGCAGAAATTGGTCGGAAGATTGCCCGGCAAAATGCTGTAAACAAAATCTGGATGCTTGAAGGTTACTTGCTGAAGCAGAAGCTAAGCGAACAGTAGTTATTACAAAAGCCATTCCCTACAGAGTGGCTTTGATAATGGCTTATACCCTACACGGGATAACTTAACTGATATCCCTTTTAACGGATAAACGGAGCCAACAATGGCAGAGATTATTCCCATGACTGAAGAACAGAAATTCCAGTTAGAGATTTACAAGCTGGTCATGAACCAGAACGCAGCCGCAGAAGAAGCATTTCAATTCATTGGCACTGACGAACTGAAGCTTGAGCTATTCAAAATTCACTTCCAGTCAGGCGGCGCTAATTCAGATATCACGACCCGCACAATCGAAGCGGTGCGTAAATCGAAGGAAGCGTTAGACCTGTTCACTACCGGAGCATAAACATGGCGCGCCCAACAAAGTATCAAGAGGCGTATGCCGAACAGGCACGCAAACTGTGCTTGCTGGGCTACACCGATGCAGAACTTGCTGATTTCTTTGAAGTCAGTGAGTCAACTATTAACAAGTGGAAGCTTGATTATCCTAAGTTTTCGGAGTCCATAAAAAAGGGTAAGGCAGTCGCTGATGCAGAGGTTAGTGATCGTCTTTATCAACGCGCTATGGGCTTCGTGGCTCCAGACATCGATATTCGTGTTATTGAAAACAGAATTGTCGAAACTCCGCTTGAGAAGTATTACCCGCCTGATACAACCGCTGCCATCTTCTGGCTTAAGAATCGACAGAAGGATAAATGGCGCGACAAGGTTGATCACGAGCTAACCGGCAAAGACGGCGGCGCAATCCAGATTGAAACATCGCCGATGAGTACTCTATTCGGAAAATGACCTCGATTAATCCTATCTTTGAACCGTTCATTGAGGCGCATCGCTACAAAGTCGCCAAAGGCGGTCGAGGTAGCGGTAAGTCATGGGCAATTGCGAGGCTGCTTGTTGAAGCGACGCGCCGGCAGCCTGTGCGTATTCTCTGCGCTCGTGAACTGCAAAACAGTATCAGCGATTCGGTAATCCGACTGCTTGAAGACACCATAGAGCGGGAAGGGTATTCGGCTGAGTTTGAAATTCAGCGTTCAATGATTCGTCATCTCGGATCGAATGCTGAGTTCATGTTCTACGGCATCAAAAACAACCCGACGAAGATTAAATCGCTCGAAGGCATTGATATCTGCTGGGTGGAAGAAGCGGAAGCGGTAACAAAGGAATCGTGGGATATCCTGATACCAACCATCCGCAAGCCGTTTTCCGAAATATGGGTGAGCTTTAACCCGAAGAACATACTCGACGATACCTATCAGCGATTCGTTGTAAATCCTCCCGATGATATTTGCCTGCTGACGGTGAACTACACCGACAACCCGCACTTTCCTGAAGTTCTCCGTCTGGAGATGGAAGAGTGCAAACGCAGAAACCCGACACTGTATCGTCACATCTGGCTTGGTGAGCCAGTAAGCGCAAGTGATATGGCAATCATCAAACGTGAATGGCTTGAAGCCGCAACCGATGCGCACAAGAAACTCGGATGGAAAGCGAAAGGCGCTGTTGTCTCTGCGCATGACCCATCAGATACAGGGCCAGATGCTAAAGGTTATGCATCGCGTCACGGTTCGGTAGTTAAGCGCATTGCCGAAGGTCTGCTGATGGATATCAACGATGGTGCTGACTGGGCTACTTCGCTGGCAATTGAAGACGGCGCTGACCATTACCTGTGGGATGGTGATGGTGTTGGTGCTGGGCTACGCAGACAGACAACGGAAGCGTTCTCCGGCAAGAAAATCACCGCCACGATGTTCAAGGGTAGCGAATCGCCATTCGATGAAGATGCGCCGTATCAGGCCGGAGCATGGGCTGATGAAGTCGTACATGGCGACAACGTTCGCACTATTGGCGATGTATTCCGCAATAAGCGAGCGCAATTCTATTACGCGCTGGCTGACAGGCTGTATCTGACATATCGGGCGGTTGTTCACGGTGAGTATGCAGACCCCGACGACATGCTGAGTTTCGACAAAGAAGCGATAGGCGAGAAGATGCTGGAGAAGCTGTTTGCAGAACTGACGCAGATTCAGCGCAAATTCAATAACAACGGGAAGCTGGAGCTAATGACTAAGGTCGAAATGAAGCAGAAGCTCGGTATTCCATCTCCTAACCTGGCTGATGCGCTGATGATGTGTATGCATTGCCCGGAGTCGGCTGCGCAACCCGACTATTCCAGTTACTCAATTCCTTGTGGTGTAGGTTGATATGGCAGAAAAAAAGATGACTGACTGGCATCGCAAGGTGCTGTGCAACTTTGATAATGCCTGGTCAGCAACGCAGGATATGCGTGAGCAGATTATTGAGGCTCAACGTTTCGTCCGGGTATCCGGCGCACAGTGGGAAGGCAGCACAAACGCTGGTTACTCATTTGATGAAGGAAGGTTTGAGCATTACCCGCGCTTTGAACTGAATAAGATTGCCCGTGAATGTGATCGCATCATTGGCGAGTATCGACAGAATCGCATAAGCGTTAAATTCAGGCCGAAGGACGATAAGGCATCGGAAGCGTTAGCCGAAAAGATGAACGGCAAATTCCGCGCTGACTATCAGGAAACATCCGGTGGCGAAGCGTGTGATAACGCATTTGATGATGCTGTAACTGGCGGATTCGGTTGTTTCCGCATGTGTGCCGATTACGAAGATGAAATGGATCCGAGTAACGAGCAGCGACGCATCAGTCTTCTTCCTGTTTACGACCCAGCGACATGCGTCTTCTTCGATCAGGACAGCAAGCAATATGACCGCTCTGATGCTATGTGGGCTATGGAAATGTTCTCCATGACGCCTAAAGCGTTCGAGGCTGAATACCCTGATTCCATCGCGGCAAGCCTTTCTCGTGATGACACTGGCACTCAATATGACTGGTCAACGCCCGATGCCATCTATGTTGGACGCTACTACGAAGTTCGCATAGAGAAGGTGAAGCTCACGGCGTGGCGCAACCCTGTTAGCGGAGAAACGGCAATCTATGATGAAGAGCAAATCAAAGATATTGTCGACGAGCTGACCGATGGTGCATTCGAACTGATTGGCGAGCGAACGGTGAAGAAGCGCCGCGTTTATTGCGGTCTTCTGTCTGGCGCTGAATGGCTGGAAGAACCGAAGCGTATTCCGGGTGAACATATTCCTCTCATCCCGGTATATGGGCGTCGCTCATTTGTTGATAATCAGGAGCGAATCGAAGGCCACGCTGCAAAAGCGATGGATGCACAGCGTCTTGAGAACCTGATGGTTTCCATGATTGCAGATAACGCTACTCAGGCTGGCGGTGATGGCATTCCTATCGTGGATGTTGATTTCATTCCCGGTCCATTAATGAATCACTGGGCAGAGAGGAATAAGAAAAGACCTGCAGTTCTTCCCATGACCAGCAAGAAGGACAAAAACGGAACGGTCATTTCAGAGGCTCAGGTTGCTGGCTGGACACCTCAGACACAAATGCCTCCAGCTCTTGCCGGGCTATTGCAGTACACCGGAACGGCTATTCAGCAAATTACAGGTGCGTCGCAGCTTGAGAACATGCCGAGCAACGTCGCCACCGATACCGTTGATAGCATTTTTAACCGGATGGACACGCAGTCCTATATCTACATGGACAACATGGCTAAATCCATGCGCCGCGCTGGCGTTGTGTGGCTTTCTATGGCGCGTGAGGTCTATGGCAGTGATACGCCGATGCGTATCGTTAATGAGGACGGCAGCGATGACGTGGCGCTGATGACTGGTGAAGTGGTTGACCGTCAGACAGGGCAGGTTATCGCGCTTAACGACCTTTCGCAGGGTAACTATGAAGTGACTGTCGATGTCGGTCAGTCGTTCGCTACTCGCCGTGATGCAACGGTTAAGTCGTTACTTTCCATGCTGGCACTTATCCCACCAGGAACGCCGAAGCACGACCTTGTATCGTCGATGATTCTCGACAATATGGACGGCGAAGGGATGGACGACCTGAAAGAATACAACCGCAATCAGTTGCTTCTGTCTGGCGTTATCAAGCCGAGAACGCCTGAAGAACAGCAGATGGTTGAACAGGCGAAACAACAACAGGCCAGTCAGCCAGATCCGGCTATGGTTGCAGCGCAAGGTCAGCTTCTTGCTGGTCAGGCTGAATTGCAGAAAGCGCAGAACGAACAGGCAGCCATTCAGGTTAAAGCATTCCAGGCACAGACGGATGCTCAGGTTGCTGCGGCAAATGTTGTGAAAATCCTCGCATCTGCCGATAGCCAGCAAAAATCTGATATCCGTGAGGCGCTGAAACTGCTCGGACAGTTCCAGCAACAGCAAGGAGATAATGCCCGTGCTGATGCAGAGCTTGTCCTGAAAAGTCAGGCACAGGGCCATGCGCAGCGCATGGACATCAGCAGCATCCTGCAAAAATCAACTCAGCAACAACCACAGCAGTAATTAACCCATAACGTGCAATGGCTGTCTTTATGAGGCCTGGCACCCTATTGCCTTCCGATGGGCTTAACATCGAGTAAACAGGGGTAACAAATGGACCAGATGGCAGAAAACACACCAGAAGTTGAAATCGAAACCGACGCGTCAGAGCAGATTCCTGATGATGTCGAACTGGCTGAAGAAGTCGAAACAGAAGATGGCAGTGAGTCCTCAGGCAATGATGCAGAGGAAGCTACTGAAACTGATGACGACGAATCAGAACAGGAATTCTACTTTGGTGACGAAAAGCTGGATTCGCCAACCAGCGAAGATGGCGCAGAGCATGGACTGGTAAAACACCTGCGCAAGACGATTAAAGAGAAAGACCGCGAGCTGAAAGAGCTGATGCGCCAGTCTCAGAAACCCGTCGAGCAGCAGCCGGTAATTACTCAACCACCGCGAATGCCAAAACTGGATGATGAGGACATCGGTTTCGATGAAGAAATCTACCAGCAACGCATGGCTAAGTGGGCAGAGGATAACGGCAAGTACCAGCAACAGGAGATGGCTCGCAAGCAGAAGGAGCAGGAGCTTCAGGCTGCCTATCAAGAGCGATTATCCAAATATCAGCAACGTGTTAAGGCTCTCAAAGTTCCTGGCTATCAGGAAGCTGAGCAGGCCGTACTCGAGGAAATCCCCATCGAGACACAAAACGCGATCTTGTTTGAGTCAGAGAAGCCGGAAATCGTTGTTCTGGCACTCGGTCGCAACGCTGAACTGCGCAAGCAACTGGCAGAAGCTACCAACCCCGTAGCAATTGGTCGTCTGCTGGAACGTATCGAATCGAAGGCCAGAATCATGCCAAAAGCAAAAACCACGGCAGCCACAACCCCGACAGTTAAGGGGAGCAACGGCGCAGTAATCAACAACCTCGACAAACTGAAAGCCAAGGCGCTGGAAACTGGTGACTGGACGCCGTATTTCGCCGCTAAAAAGGCAAAAAAATAACCTATCGGAGCATTAAGCATGGCTAACCAATTAGCAAAAGACCTTGAAATCATGTTCGAAAACTACGTTGAAGGCTTTGAGGCCGCCTGCGTAGTTTCCCGTAACGCTAAAAAATTCCGTCCCGGTGATACAGCAATGCAGCGAGCAGGTGATGTTCTGTATCGTCCGCAGCATTACCACATGAACATTGAGGAAGGCCTCGATCTCAGCAGCAAAACGCCAACAGCACTGGTTCAGCGCCTTGTTCCTTCAGTGTTCAAGGAGCCGAAAAACATTCTGTACACTCTGGATGCGCGTGAAATGCGTGACCCTGAGCATAAAACTGAAGCTGGTCGAGCCGCAGGTATGCGCCTTGCTGCACAGATTGACTCGGACCTGATTTCCATGGTCACGCAGCGTGCTACTAACGTGATCACAATGGCTGACTCAACCACAGGTACACAGGGCCGTGATTTGTGGAACTGTGCGGCAGGTATTGATGCCACCATGACGGCGATTGGTGTACCTCAGGGTATAAACCGTCGCTCTTTCTGGAACCCCTTCAACTACAAAGACCTTGCTGGCGAGCTTGGTCACCGTGCCTATGCTCAGGGCGCAACCCTGACAGCATACGAAAAAGCGCAGATCCCTCCGGTTGCGTCCTTCGATAGCTACAAGACCGATATTTCTGGTCGTGTTCCGAAGGGTACAGCAACTTCCATTACGCTGGCAGCAGCACCTGCGCACAAGGTTGAAGCGAAAGATGCTAACGATATGCCAGTGGATAACCGACAGGGGACCATTACGGTATCTGCTGAAGGTTTGCAGGTTGGCGATGCGTTTACCATCGCAGGGGTGAATTCTGTACACCAGATCACCAAAGATACCACCGGGCAGCCGCAGGTATTCCGCGTTCTGGCAGTAAGCGGAACGACAGTAACTATCTCCCCGAAAATTCTGCCGCCTGACAACGCGGATGTCGCCAGCCGACCATATGCAAACGTTGATGCTAATGCGGCAAGTAGCGCAGCAATCACCATTCTCAACAAAAATGCCGCACCGGCTAACCTGTTCTGGGCTGATGGTTCTGTTGAACTGATGTACGGCAAGCTGGCGTTCCCAACTGGTCAGGGTCCACAGGTAATGACAGCAACCACCGAGCAGGGCGCTACGCTGATCATGTCTTACGCCTTCGACCACATCAAAGGTGTAACCACTGCGCGTTTCACCACCCTGTACGGTTGCTCTGTACTTGTTCCTGAATATACGGGCATCGTTATTGCCGGGCAGTAATTTTGGTGGGGCTTCGGCCCCATTTTTATTGGGAGAAGACAATGGCACGAACAATGCTCTATAAGCCTGGCAACATGATCACCTGTGGTCAGTTTGCTGTCGATTACATCATTGTTGATGACGAAGAAGTTAAATCTCACCTGAAAAAAGGCTGGGTAAAAACTCCTGAAGAAACCGCAACGAAGCATAAAGTGGCTAAGGCGGAAGAAGATGGCGAAAACGAAGGGTGATCTCGTTCTTAAGGCTTTACGAAAAGCCGGGCTGTATTCCAATGCCACGTTGACAGATGCTGACCCTCAGGCAATTGAAGATGCCATTAATGACCTCGAAGACATGATGGCAGCATGGCAGGCTAAAGGTATCGAGCTTGGATATCAGTTTGCTGATACAGAAAACGGCATCATGCCGTTACCTGACGATGATTCAGGTATCCCTGCATGGGCAAATGATGGCGTCGCTTTGAAACTCGCTGTGCAAGTGTGCATGGATAACGTCATTCAGCCGTCAGACGCTCTCCTTACCGCTGCTGACAGTGCATATCAGACAATCTGTATCGCTTTAACCAAAATACCACCACTTGAGCGGCGAAATGACATGCCTCGCGGTAGTGGTAACAAAAGCGCGTTTACGTGGAATCGGTTTTACATCGAGAAAGATGATCCGAGTACGTGAGGTGAATAAATGCCGATTCAGCAACTTCCGCTTATGAAAGGTGTCGGCAAAGACTTTCGAAACGCCGACTATATCGACTATCTGCCAGTGAATATGTTGGCAACCCCCAAAGAAATCCTGAACAGCAGCGGATATCTTCGCTCATTCCCGGGCATTGCCAAACGCTCTGATGTAAACGGCGTATCGCGCGGCGTCGAGTACAACATGGCGCAGAATGCTGTTTATCGTGTGTGTGGCGGCAAGCTCTACAAAGGCGAAAGCGAAGTCGGTGACGTCGCCGGAAGTGGTCGCGTATCAATGGCACATGGTCGGACATCTCAGGCTGTAGGCGTTAATGGTCAACTGGTCGAGTATCGCTATGATGGCACGGTTAAAACCGTCTCAAACTGGCCTACGGACAGCGGATTCACGCAGTATGAGTTAGGTTCTGTTCGCGACATTACTCGCTTACGTGGGCGTTATGCGTGGTCAAAAGACGGCACTGATTCATGGTTTATCACTGACCTTGAAGACGAATCGCATCCTGACCGTTACAGCGCACAATATCGTGCCGAGTCTCAGCCGGACGGCATCATCGGTATCGGGACATGGCGAGACTTCATCGTCTGCTTTGGTTCATCGACTATTGAATATTTCTCCCTGACTGGCGCAACCACCGTTGGTGCTGCTTTGTATGTCGCACAGCCATCACTGATGGTGCAAAAAGGCATCGCCGGGACTTACTGCAAAACACCATTCGCTGATTCTTATGCGTTCATCAGCAATCCGGCAACTGGTGCTCCGTCTGTATACATCATCGGCTCCGGTCAGGTATCACCAATCGCCAGCGCGAGCATTGAGAAAATCCTCCGCTCCTACACTGCTGATGAACTGGCTGATGGCGTGATGGAATCGTTGCGGTTTGATGCGCATGAGTTGCTGATTATCCATCTTCCGCGTCACGTCCTCGTGTACGACGCATCTTCAAGTGCCAATGGTCCGCAATGGTGTGTGCTGAAAACAGGCCTGTATGACGATGTGTACCGCGCTATCGACTTCATTTACGAAGGCAATCAGATAACGTGCGGCGATAAGCTAGAGTCCGTGACCGGGAAATTGCAGTTCGATATCAGCAGCCAGTACGACAAGCAGCAGGAACACCTGCTGTTTACTCCGTTGTTCAAAGCGGATAACGCCAGAGTTTTCGACCTTGAAGTTGAATCTTCAACTGGAGTTGCGCAGTATGCTGACCGCCTGTTCCTCTCTGCAACCATTGACGGAATCAATTACGGGCGTGAGCAGATGATTGAGCAGAATGAACCGTTCGTTTATGACAAACGTGTTTTGTGGAAGCGAGTCGGGCGCATCAGGAAAAATGTCGGCTTCAAATTGCGCGTTATCACGAAGTCACCTGTCACTCTGTCTGGCGCTCAGATAAGGATTGAGTAATGGCGGATTCGAATCTCAATGTGCCGGTAATCATTCAGGCTACACGGCTCGACACATCAGTCCTTCCACGCAATATCTTCTCGCAGTCGTATCTGCTTTACGTTATCGCTCAGGGCACTGATGTTGGTAACGTGGCTAACAAGGCCAACGAGGCCGGACAGGGCGCTTATGATGCACAGGTCAGGAACGATGAGCAGGATGTGATTCTCGCTGACCATGAGCAGCGAATTTCTGCTGCGGAAGCAACGCTTGTTAATCATGAGGAGCGAATCAGCCATGCAGAATCAACTCTTCAGGAACATGAAACACGAATAGCTCAGAATGAAAGCGATATTGCGTCGCTTGATACCAGAGTTCAGTCGCTGGAATCGCAGGTTTCAGACCATGAAACGCGCATCGATGCTCTTGAGTATGCCACTACGCGCAAGAAGTCAGAAGTTGTTTACTCTGGCGTATCAGTAACCATCCCGACAGCGCCGACCAACCTTGTTAGCCTGCTGAAAACGCTCACTCCGTCATCCGGCACGTTGGCACCATTCTTCGACACCGTTAACAACAAGATCGTTGTGTTCAACGAGAACAAAACCTTGTTCTTCAAGCTGTCGATCGTCGGGACGTGGCCCAGCGGAACCGCCAACAGGTCAATGCAGCTAACCTTTTCCGGCTCTGTTCCTGACACACTGGTAAGCAGTCGCAACTCGGCGACAACAACCGATAACATCTTGTTAGCTACGTTCTTCAGCGTGGATAAAGACGGCTTTCTTGCCACAAATGGCAGCACGTTAACCATTCAGTCGAATGGTGCGGCGTTTACTGCCACAACCATCAAGATAATCGCGGAGCAGTGATGATTCAGTTCAAACCAACGCGAAACATCGACCTGATCGAAGCAGTCGGAAATCACCCTGACATTATTGCCGGGAGCAACAACGGTGATGGATACGACTACAAGCCTGAATGCCGTTACTTTGAGGTTAACGTGCACGGTCAGTTTGGCGGCATTGTTTACTATCAGGAGATTCAGCCGCTGACATTCGATTGCCACGCCATGTACCTGCCAGAGGTTCGTGGATTCAGCAAGGAAATCGGGCTGGCGTTCTGGCGATACATTCTGACTAACACCACCGTTCAGTGCGTCACATCATTTGCTGCACGCAAATTCCGCCACGGTCAGATGTACTGCGCAATGATTGGCCTTAAGCGTGTAGGAACCATCAAGAAATACTTCAAAGGCGTGGATGACGTGACATTTTACAGTGCTACACGCGAAGAACTAATCGAATTCCTGAATCACGGGAGATAGCCATGTTATATGCATTTAAGCTGGGCAGAAAACTGCGCGGCGAGGAACCTTATTGCCCTGAAAAAGGCGGGAAAGGTGGCAGTTCTGATAAAAGCGCAAAGTATGCCGCAGAAGCTCAGAAGTATGCAGCAGACCTGCAAAATCAGCAGTGGCAGACGATCATGAAAAACCTTGCTCCGTTCACGCCTCTTGCTGAGCAGTATGTTAACCAGCTTCAGAACCTTTCCAGTTTAGAAGGTCAGGGGCAGGCACTTAATCAGTATTACAACTCTCAGCAGTATAAAGACCTTGCAGGTCAGGCTCGTTACCAGAGTCTTGCTGCTGCGGAGGCTACGGGAGGACTTGGTTCGACAGCCACAAGCAATCAACTGGCCACGATTGCCCCGACTCTCGGTCAGTCTTGGTTATCAAACCAGATGAGCAACTACAACAATCTGGCAAACATTGGCCTTGGTGCGCTGCAAGGTCAGGCGAACGCCGGGCAGACATACGCCAACAACATGAGCAGCATTGCACAGCAAAGCGCAGCTCTTGCCGCTGCTAATGCCAATAAACCATCAAGTCTTCAGACTGCAATTAGCGGTGGCACGTCTGGTGCGATTGCCGGTGCAGGTCTTGCCAGCCTTTTGGGAACATCAACACCTTGGGGCGCTGGCATTGGTGCTGGTATCGGATTGCTTGGCTCGTTGTTTTAAGGGGTAATCATGGCTACTTGGCAAGGATCAAATGGCGGATTGTTGGCTGGTATCGGCGGCGTCAACTCAAACGCTCCGAGCGTAAATGACATCGGCAATACGCTTCAGCTTATCAGACAGAACAATGATATTGAGCGTTCAGGCGCTAACAATGTTGGTCTGGCTGCTTTGCAAGGCCTTTCAGGTATTGCGGGGGTGTTTCAGCAGGAAAAGCAGGCTCAGCGGCAGAAAGAATTTCAGCAGGCATACGCTAATGCTTATGCGTCTGGTGATCGCGGTGCTTTGCGTCAGTTGGCTACTCAATATCCAGACCAGATTGAATCCGTTCGTAAAGGCATGGGATTCATTGATGAAGAGCAGCGTAATTCTATCGGCACCTTAGCAGCTGGCGCACGCCTTGCTGCCTCGTCTCCAGAAGCAATGCAATCATGGCTGCAAAACAACGCCAAGGAACTGGCGCGCGTCGGTGTTGACCCTAATAACATTGCTCAGATGTATCAGCAGAACCCTTCAGGATTTGGTGAGTTTGTTGATCACCTTGGAATGGCTGCTCTTGGTCCGATTGATTACTTCAATGTTCAGGACAAGATGGCTGGTCGTGAGATTGACCGAGGCAGACTGGCAGAGACAATCCGCAGCAATCAGGCTGGTGAAGCACTTCAGGCGAGAGGGCAAAACCTTTCCTATCAGTCAGCAATGACTGGGCACAATATCGCAGCACAACGCTTGGCTCTGGATCAGCAAGAGTTCGGGTTTAAGATGCAGCAAGCGCAGGAAAAGGCTCAGCAGTTGATTAGCGAAGCACCTAAGCTGTCAGTAAACATGGAAAAAGGCATCGAGATGGCTGTAAACAATGCCACAGCATCATCAAACTCAGCCAATTCTATGAGTGCGCTTGCTCAACAGTTCAGAGCAGAAAAACCAACGACAGGTTTGTTCGGTAACGCACAGAACATGTTCGCAAAACTTACCGGAAGCGATACGACATTGCGTGATTTGCGCATTCGCCAAAATGCCCTTGTTAACAGTCAGGTTCTTAAATTCCTACCTCCCGGCCCCGCAACGGATAAAGACGTTGAGATCGTTCGTCAGGGTGCACCAACTGACATGGATAACCCTGAGACGGTCGCAAGATGGCTTGATGCGATGGCAAACCTTGAGCGACGAAATGCGCAGTTTAATGAGTTTAAAGCCGAGTGGATGAGCGCGAATGGCAATCCAGGACAATCGCGCAATGGCGGTCAGATATTGGGGTTGGATGTTAAAAAAGGTGAATCAATGGGGAGTGCCGTTAAGCGGTATATGTCAATGAATACTGACGCAGCGCCAGCACAAGATTCGACACCTTCAGGAGAACCACGGAATCAGGTTGGATCATATACCTCAAAATCAGGCATTCAATTTACGGTGGAATGATGAAAGTAACTGCAAACGGTAAGACATTTACCTTCCCTGATGGTACGAGCACGGAAGATATTGGCACCGCCATTGATGAGTATTTTGCTGGTCAGGCTGTTCAGCAACAAACAGTTAATCAGGCCAATAATGCACCAACACGGGAAGAACCATCATTGATGCAACAAGCTGGCGATTGGCTCACTGGTGGTCAAAGTGCAGGGCAAATTGCAGAACAGGCTGGTCGTGGTCTGGTAAACATACCATTTGACGTATTGCAGGGCGGCGCAAGTCTGATTAATGCAATCAGCCAGGGGCTTGGTGGCCCCAAGGTTTTGGACGATGTCTATCGTCCAGTCGATCGACCAACAGACCCTTATGCGCAAGCTGGAGAAACAATTGGCGGGTATTTAGTTCCAGGAGTTGGAACGGCAGGAAGCATGGCTATTGGATCACTGGCAGAGGCCGCAAATCAGAAAGGCGATTTCGCACAAAATGCAGCTAAAAATGCCGGAGTTAACCTTGCCGCTCAGGGGGTTCTTTCCGCAGCAGCAAAGGGAATAGGGCGTGGAATAACGGCTATAAAAGGTGATATTGCGCCAGAAGTGGCGAAGAAAATTGCCACATCAGAATCGATGGGCGTGACACCAATGACATCTGATGTTATCCCGCCGAAAAATGCTTTCACTCGCGGCCTAACTCAGGATGCCGAGGGGGCTTTGCTCGGGACAGGCTCAAAGCGAGCGGAGCAATATGCAACGCGTAGTAAGCTGGTAAGTAATTATTTTGACCGTTTTGGTGAGTACAACCCTGATGATGTGGTGAAATCTCTTACCACCACGTTAAGGGGGCGGAAGGATGCCGCTGGCGCTGTTATCAATGACGTCACCAATAAAATGGGTAATGCCGCAGTTGATACCACAAATACCATGAATGCTCTGAATACAGCGATCGCAAGACAGGAACGGCTTGGGACGTCTGCCAATCAAAGCCTGCTTACATCCTTGCGTAACCTACGTGAAGAATTAGCAAACCCTGCAACTGATTTGGATGTTACGTTTGATCTCTTGCGTCAGCACAGAACAGCATTTAGATCTAATGTTCAGGGAGATGCTATGGTCTTCCCAAACCAGGCAAAAGCAGCTACCAATATGGTAGAGAATGCAATGTCAAAAGATCTTCGTAACGCAGTTGCAAAAAACCTCGGTGCATCAGACGCAGCAAAATACCTTAAAGCAAATTCCGATTATGCAAACGTTTATAATAAGGTGCTTAATAAAAACATTGCTAACAAGCTCAACAAGGCAAGCAGTGAAGCCAGTCCTGAACTTATAAATACCGTTGTATTAAGCAGAAAACCATCTGACGTGAAACGAATCTGGAGCGCATTGGATAATAAAGGGAAAGATGCTATGCGTGCAGCTTATGTCAGCAAAATAGCGGAAAAGGCCGGTGACTCTCCAGCCAAGTTCATCACTGAAGTTAATAAGCTGAAATCTCAGTCAGGCGGTGAAATTTACAACACTATTTTTTCTGGAAAGCACATGAAAGAGCTTGATTCTCTTCATGAAGTTCTACAGCAAACAGCAAGGTCAGACACCGCAAATGTAGTAACTCAGACGGGGCAATCGCAAGCCAACAGGATAAGGACGATTGGCGCAACTGCGACTCTTGGCGTATCAATGGGGCTTGAGGCTGGTTTCGGTGCAATGATGCGCTTGTATGAGTCAAAAGCAGCAAGGAATGCTCTCTTACGTTTGGCAAACACCAAAGCAGGAACACCAGCCTATGAAAGAGCGCTAAATAATGCTGCAAATGCGATACGCCCTATACTTTCAAGCCAAATTACAGCAGAACAGCAATAAAAATAAGATATAACTATCTGATATTACTGCTACTGTTGCATGTTACCGTGTTTCCAAATCCTGAATTGCAGTTTGTATATGTGTCAACGCGTGTTGGGTAAGGTTGAGTTATAACAGGCTGGCGCGCTTTTTGCTCGATCGCTTGCATTGTGTTTACAGCCTGATAATTCAATAAAGCCTGCTGGAATGCTTGGCTTTGTGCTATTTGTTGGGCTTGTTCTTGGCTTTGTAATTGAACATAAAGATTCTGAAGCTCAAGTCTTGCCTGTGCGTCACTTATCTTGCCTTCATCGACACCTTGCCCGAGCATCTTTGCAGCAAGGACATACAGCTTAGGTGTTGGTGCTGATGCCATGCGTGAGTCGTTCTTCACACTGGCATCAAGGCAATTAGCCATATCGCTAAGCTTTGGATGGCGTTGTTCGCAACTTGCTTGATAGTCACTTACTTTTGCGCATCCAACCAGCAGAATCGGGATAATTAACAGTGATTTTTTCATATGGTTAACTCTCCTTAGTTTTTCACAGGATAGCATGAAGGCAATGCCATTTTAGCCGGAAACTAGATTTCTATGTTTCCTTTTTATTATTGCTATACATGGTCTTAAGCGTTTCAAATACCATTTTCTTAACCATATCAGATTGTTGTTCTGCCATACGCTCTGCATCGTCAATGTAAACGGATGCAGAGCTTTGTTTAGCCAATGATTCTTCAATCGCTGCAATTATCTCTGAGTTCAGCGACCTGTTATTCATCTTCGCACGCTGTTTAATTTTCGCGTGGAGTTCATGCGGAAGTCTCAAGTGAAACTGCGCCTCGTCGTATTTGCTGTACATCCTTGATGCCTCACCAGTTGGGTGGAATGGCATCGTAACCTACTGGATAAATACTCAATAGTACCATTTCTGTATGCAATCACATCATGGTTGCATCATATCATTCGTCTGGAGCAATGAAATGTCAGATATCACCGCAAACTTAGTGGTAGGGATGCCTTCGCAGCTTTTCACGCTGGCACGCTCATTTAAAGCAAATGCCAACGGTAAAATCTATCTTGGGCTACCAGATACCGATCCTACAATCCCAGCGAACCAAATCCCTGTTTATATTGAAAGTGAAACTGGAGATCTGATTCCAACTGCTCAGCCGATAGTCATTAACGCGGGTGGCTATCCTGTTTACAACGGGCAGATATCAAAGTTCGTTACTGTGCAGAATTACAGTATGACTGTTTATGACGCCTATGGCTCTCAGCAGTTCTACTTCCCTGACATTGCAAAATACGACCCAGATCAGTTAAGGCAACAGCTTGAGAGTAGTTCTGGTGCTGACATTGTAATGACTGGATCAGCTCCATTCATTGTTAGAAGTGTTGGCGACATTCTAAAAGACATTCCTACCAATAAATATTTTGGTGCGAAATGTGATGGTGTAACTGATGATACAGTAGCGAATCAAACTGCTCTTGATTGGTCTGCTGATAACAAAAGAACTGTTCTTTTTGTTGGCAAGTCATGTACATCATCCAGGTTGGTTTTAAAAAGCGGAGCGAGGATGGAGAACATAGGTTCAATAGCTCCTAAAAATTTCACTGACACAGTTGTTATAGAAATAAAGGATGATTCATGGAGGACTCCATATAATGACGGGATAACAGCAATTCAGACTGGAAATCGGGTTCTTCTGAATAATATTAACATAGAACCTGACGAAGTGATAAATGCTGTTGGTATTTATGGAACTGATGGAGTTGGTCCTGTAATTAATAATGCCAGAATATTTAACATGAGAAATGGAGGTGTTGATATTGAAAAGGGATATGAATGGAAATTTTCAAACTTGTCTATTGTGGCTCCTTTCGATCAGTCAATAGACTCTACAGCACCAGGAATTCTCCATAGAACAAGTGATAGCATGTATCACAATACAACAGTTACAGGTTACACAACTGGCATGAGGATCACGTCTGGTGCTAATGATGTAACAAATACCCATGTATGGGGTCTTGCAGGAAGCAGAACAACCAGGGTAATGCTTATTGGATTAGACGTGTCAGGGAGCGCTAACAACATTACAAACTTCTATAGCGACTCACCACACAAGAAAGATTCAACACCTGCTAGCGTTACTAACGGTGGGATTGCATTTAATATCTCAGGATTCAACAACACGTTTAACGGATGCCGAGCATTGTTTCATCATGATGATGGAACCAAGTATGGAAAGATTTTTAATATTACAGGAACTGAGAATACATTCTTGTCATCTATGTGCTCAGATTTATCAGGAGTTGAGGATGCAGGTATCTTTGTTTTCTCTGGTTCCGGGACTCCAGTAAATAACTATGTGTATGGTGGTAATATTCAGAGTCTGTATGTTTTCCCTCAGTCTGTTGGATTCAACCCTACAATAAATGCTCCGTGTACCTATACTTCACAAATATACAGGCATGAATTGACTCAGCGCAACGTATCAGGAAGACTAACCATTTCTTGTAATATCACAAGTAATGTTGGTTCTGGTGCTTTTTCTATAACCCTTCCGTCATATTTAAGCTCGTTTAAAGGTGATTGCATGGGTTCTATACTTACTATATTAAATAGTGCAATAAGGACTGACACTAATTTATTGGAGGTAAATGGTTACATTACAGGAGGTAAAATTTTCTTCCGCAGAATCTTTAGGTCAGGCTCACCTGTTGATGTTCAGATAACAGATCTGATAACAGGTAATGCAACAATAGACTTAAGCTTTTCTTGTTGTTTATGATTTTAATTTGATGCCGGATTGGGTTTTATTCTTTCCGGCACCAAAAAAATAATCATTTACATGGATTTATTCCGTAATATATTACAATATCATCTTTATATCTGAATATTGAGTAATATCTTGATGAAATCAATGGCTCTGATTTGATGCCACAAACCATGCGCAACATGCCGCTTTTAACAACGTTATTATAAAGTGCAACATTTTTTATGTTGTACTGTTGCATTATAGAAATTGATATCCATGGCACAGCCGGGCTATATATCTGCCTAATAAATTTGTTAGCAGACAGTATCTTCCCGGTTATCCGCGAATTATATATGTCTCCGTAAGCGTAAACATATCCCTTGAAATCAAGTTTAGATAGATCATTAGCTGCAAGTGAAATAACAAATTCCTCATACTTTCTTTGCTCTTTTATGGCATTCGAAAATAGAAAAGAAGTAGATAAGGAGAAAAACAAAATAACAGATACGAATGCAGTGTAAGTATTTTTATTAAACGCCTTATAAAATGAATAAATGAACAATGCTATAGAAGCAGAAAGGCCAGACAATACCCTAACGTCTGTTATACCCTCCCTTAAAAGAAATGCAGGCCCAGTCATGGAAAGTAAAATTGCAACTGGGGATAAAGTAATAAATAAAATATTTACCACACCTTCATTTCTTGACTTTATGACATACGTCAAATAACAAAATAAAAAACACGCGGCACCTAAAATAACTATAAATTCATATAACTTGCCTACCAAGCCAAAATAAAAGTATACCTTTTCTAGGGATGACATGAAAGATTTAATAATATCGGATGGGTCGATGTATGACGCCCTTCCTGAATTCATCTTGAAAAAATAACTTATCAATATGAAGTATAATAAATATGATGATAAAAAAACTAAAAGAGATTTTATGTTTGATATTTTTGCATATTTATAAACTGCGTTACCTGCAACTAATGTTATAAATATGTTGGCGCAAGGCTGATACAGGCAAAGAGATGATACTAGAAGTATCACTGAAAAAACTATCGATACTTTTCTTTTTTCGTCATATATAAAAAAAGATAAAACACAAAGCGCTGTAGCCAATACCATAGTGAACGAGTCAAACTGATATGCAGCGTTCTGAATGAAAAATGGAGTTACAAAGATAGATGTCAAGAATAAAGAAAAAACGAATTTATTGTTTTCTTGAGATAATTTATCTGAAACATACCAAATTACAGCAGATGCAACTATCACGCCTGTTAGTAATGGCATAGGTGCTGTATTAGGAAGCATTTTAAAGTTCAAAGAGAATATATGCATTAGGAAATCGGAAAGAGGTCTTCCCAAAACCCCCCACCCATCAAAAGAAAACAATGATCTATCTAAGTCATCCCTGTAAAGAACATCCGCGGATATTATTGGATAGAAAAATATCGCAATTAAAAACAATGGGATGTAAAAATATTTAGAATTAAACATTCCTATTTTCACCTTTCTTTAGTATGTACTTTGGTCTTTTTTTGGTTTCTATGTATATGCGTCCAATGTATTCACCAAGGACACCAATCCCAATCAATTGAATGCCGCCAAGGAAAAGTATGGAAACCAACAGTGACGGGTATCCAGGAACACTATTACCGAAAAGAAGCTTATCTAAAATCATCCACGCGCCATAAATGAATGACAGGCTGGCGACAGCAAGTCCGATGTATGTCCACATGCGCAATGGAAAAGTTGAGAAACTGGTGATTCCTTCAAGCGCGAGATTCCACAGCTTCCAGCCATTGAACTTGCTGTCACCAGCTATGCGTTCTGCGCGAGCATACTCGACGACGTCAGTCTTTCCACCAACCCAGCTAAGTATGCCTTTCATAAACAGGTTGCGTTCAGGCATTGATTTAATGTTCTCAACCACTTCACGCGACATAAGCCGAAAGTCTCCGACGTTTTCCTCAATCTTCGGATTGCTTATTTTATTGTGGAGCTTATAGAACCACTCAGCCGTTTTTCGCTTCAGTCTGCCATCCGTTGAGCGGTCAGATCGTTTAGCAAGCACCATATCAGCGCCTGCCTGCCATTTTTCAATCAGTTGAGGTATTACCTCAATCGGGTCTTGCAGGTCAACATCAATAGGAATAACAGCATCGCCTGTTGCATGGTCTAACCCTGCAAACAATGCTGGTTCTTTACCAAAGTTGCGCGTAAATGACAGCGGAACAACTAGCGGATCAGAAACAGCCAGAGCGTAAATTATTGACTCTGTAGAGTCTTTGCTGCCGTCATTTATGAAAACAATTTCCACCTCATATGGCTTCAACTCTTCGAGTTCACGTACCGTTTTATAAAAAATTGGTATCGCTTCTTCTTCATTGAAGACAGGAACTACAAGAGATATCTTCATTTCGCATCCCTAAAGACAATGAACTTTGAATATACGAAACCGCACACCAGGCTGATGGCGGAGAAAGTGATAAGGGTTAGCATCGGGGGAAGTGCGCATCTATCAGCAGCCCATCCAACAGTTGCACTCAGTGTTCCCATGAACCCGACATATAACATGTAGCGCATCGTTGTAGTCGATGCTTTGAATGTGAATTTTGCATTCGCGAAGAAGCTAAAGCTCACAGCCACAACGAAACCTGCGAAGTTTGCAAGAGCCTGGTTTGTATGCGCTGCATAGATACAAACACCAAAAACCACCCAGTGTATAAGTGTGTTCAGCACACCAATCGAGGTGTACTTTGCAAATAGCTTTAACATTTCTTCTATCAGCTAATAATCAAAGGCATGAAGTCTATCATCCAAGTCTCAATCGATCGATGACTTGCTGTGGTTGATGAGGCAAAACTGAGACAAACAAAGCTTTGTACTGGATTGCAAGGTTTTGTGCTCTTCGATAGTGGTTAAGGTGGATCACTCCACCTTTTCATCAAGCCAATCCGCCCACCACTGCATCATTTCTCTGCGCTTATCGAGATACTGTGCATGGTTGTAAATCCCGCGCACAGATCCGCCGTTGGCATGTGCCAGTTGCACTTCAATAGCGTCAGCAGGCCATTCGTGCTCGTTCATAATTGTGCTGAATTCATGCCTGAATCCGTGACCGCTTTCCAGACCCTCATAGCCGATTTGTTTGATCACAAGCAATACCGCGTTCTCGCAGATTGGCTTCTTCTTATCGTTGCGCCCGGCAAAAACAAACTCTGATACTGGTTTAGTGATGGAGCTTAGCGTAGTGAGAAGTTCATCCACCTGGTCTGACATAGGAACAACATGAATCTTGCGGCCCTTCATCACACTGGCGTCGATAGTGATAATCCTGTTTTCAAAATCGACGTTCTTCCATTGCATGGAACGAAGCTCTTTCGTTCTTAGGGCTGTGTAGCGTAAAACTTTGGTCGCAATGAGCGATACGATGCTTCCTGAAAATGTTGCAAGTGCTTTGTTAAATGCCGGGATCTGGTCTGCAGGAAGAAACGGGAAGTTCTTCTTGCGGTATCCCTTCATGGCGTCAGCAAGGTCAGGTGCCGGGTTATATTTAGCCCTTCCGGTGACAATAGCGTAACGGAAAACCTCGCCGCATCTTCTGCGTGCTTTGTTTGCTCGCTCCATTGCGCCGCGATCTTCAAATCTGCGGATTACTTCCAACAGTTGCATCGGCTCAATATCCTGAATTTCAAGGCCGCCGATGATGGGTAAAATGTCGTCATCAAACATTTTTGCAAGTTCATTTGCATAGCCTACTGACCAGACTTGCTTCTTGTGCTCGTACCATTCCTTGTAAATGGCGCTAAAGGAGTTGTTGTTAGACGAAGCCTTTTTCGCTTTTACCGGATCGATTCCAACCGAGATGTCTTTCCTCGCAGTCCATGCTTTATCCCTTGCCTCCTGCAAAGTCATAAGCGGATATTTTCCTACGGTCAGTATTTTTTCCTTACCGTCAATCTTGTAGCGAAGCTGCCATACCTTTTTCCCGGATACAGGGACATAAAGGTACAGGCCATTACCATCGAGAAGGCGGTATGGTTTTTCTTTCGGCTTTGCTGCTTCAATCTGCTTAACGGTGAGCAT